CATTTTAGCGAATTCAGTGTATCTTACTTCCGACGGTTCCCTCTTAGTTTTGGAGGAGCCGGGTGTCATGAATAGCGGAGCTGCCGTTACGTCCTGGCTCAACTCGACCATTCGAGTGATGCTAGGAATCTACGTAGGCCACCAGTGGATTATTGCCATGGGTGATGACGCAGTTCACAATTGGATCGATGAAGCCTTTGCCAAGTACAAATTCTACGGACTCATAGTCAAGAATTTCGACAAGAGCAAGGGCGACAGTTTCAATTTCTGTTCTCATGACATTTATCCGAGTAGGGCCGTCCCCACTGGCGCGTGGAAGAGTGTTTTGAACATACTCTCAAAACCATACGATTTGGACGAGTGTTTCCAGTTATTCCAAACCTGCAGACACAGCCCTTTTCTTCCTTCGATCAAGGATTTACTAGTCAACTCAGGTTACATGACCAGAGATGACTTAGCCTTATTTCATTAGAGGGTGCCAGTGGGCCCTCAATGAGAAACCGAAAGAAGAGCTCTGCTCAAAGCAAGCCGCGCAAGCCTAGACGACGCAATCGCAAGTCGAGGCGCGCCGCAACTAACACGAGACCCATGGGTTTGACGGATTACCAAAAGTTGGTTCTGAACCCCTGTACCGGTGCACTTACAAAGTCACTCACAGGTGGATCATCTCTGGTTGAGCGTACCAGAACCAGTATCACCTTACTTGATGGAGCATCAACAGTAAATGGTTATATGATCTGGTTCCCGAGTTATGTCGGAGACGATAAAACCACGGATTACTCTCCCGCCAACTGGTATTATTTCGTGAACTCGAGTAGTGCCACCAAACCCGTTAACTCGTCCACTAATCCCTTAGGTAATGTCGCCGCGAACACCACCGGGCTGTGGTTGAAAGACCCAGCACATGCAAACTTGGGATCTGACGGAATATTTTCCACCGCGAAAACCGTCAGTGCTTGTTTAACTATGGACTATATAGGCCAGTTGAACGAGGCCAAGGGTCAATTCTGCGTCGTCAGAAATCTAGAAGCATCCGCGTTGCTCTCAACGTCGCGATCACTAGATTTCCCTTCGGTCGATTCTATGTTCGACTATGCTGCGGTTCGTGGCCGACTCCCACTTGAGGGGCATGAAGTGATTTGGAGACCTTCCGAAGCTGATTCAAAACCAAGACTGCTGCCTGGACCAGGTTCAGCCTCAACTTTGGTTGATGCTTTGTTTAGATCAGGTTCTCCAAATAACTTTGGCTCGGTCATAAATGATCCTGATCCAAGTGAGGCTAGAGGTATTGTGATCGCATGGCGAGGCGTGCCTCAAGACTCCTTGGTATTAAATGCTGTGAAAGTGGCAGAATACACCCTAAAGTTCAAGTCTAAGGCCGTTGAAATGCCGGTGTCCATGCCCCCCCCCGGTTTCAGTATCGACACTGCCGTTGCCCAATTGGACAAATTCATGCCCGGTTGGCAAGATAGTGCCCTTAGGGGAGCCCAAGCTGCAGCGAAGGCAGCCGCATCGAGGTATATCTTACCTAGTATGGCCACCTTCCTTTCCAGCGCTGGCTCCAACTTACGCATCATGGATGGTGATCTTTAGTTCGGGAGTAAACCTGGCTTTGAGTTAAATAAAACACTGCCCAGTTAGGGACACGTATTGATAGCGTGACACGACGTAAATTATCAACTGAGATGGTTATTGCTCTTAAATGAGTGAGATGCATCTCCAAACGCCCCCCCTCGTCAGGGGGCTCCCGTTAGACGCCCAACATTGGGCCAAACCGCATGAAATCGGAACTTAACTCACCGGAAGTCACTCTAGTTAACAATCCCTGGAAGGAAAACCAGGCCACAAACCCTCATCGTCAAGCGGCG